GTTGTAATACAATTTTAACGATATTCATATCATTAGCTTCTTCGATACCTTCTGTCCCTGGTGAACTATTAACTTCTAATATGAACGGAGGATTTTTTTCAGTATCATCTGAAGGAATAAAGTCTACAGCTGTAAACTGACCGTTAATTGCTTTCGCTGCTCTTAGACATTGTTCTATCTCTAGATCGGTTAGATTATAAGTCTTTACTTTAGCACCTTGTGAATAATTACTTCTGAAATCACCTTCTAATACATCTCTCTGCATCGTAGCAATAATCTTACCACCGAGAACTAATACTCTGACATCAAATTTTGTTTCTTTATATTCTTGAATTAGTAAATCAGCACTCTTATCTTGTTTAAATAATAACTGAACTAATGAAATTAGAGCTCTTTCAGACTCTATGAATAATACACCGACTCCTTTAGAACCTCTAAGTGTTTTCATTATGATTGGGTAATCTGTTTCTAACTCTTTTACAGCTTGTTCCATCTGTTCTTCTTTAGGAAGTAGAACTGTCTTAGGTTGTGTTAGACCGTATTCTTGTAATCTTAAGTAAGTACGATATTTATCAGAAGCTAGTTCCATACATTCTCTACTATTTACAATAGGTATACCTGCTCTTTCTAATTGTGATATTAAGTCTAACCAACTATCTCGTTCAGGTGTACCACGAACAAAGCAAACTGTATCAGAGGAATCAACTATGAATCCTTTGTCGTCTCCTTCCTTGTGAACTGTCCAGACGCCTTCATCTGACTTACGGATGTAAGTACCTGACATTTTTGTTACATAGAACTCGTAACCTAACTTCTTAGCTTCGTCTTCCATTCGTTGAGCTGTAACAGCTTTATCACCGAGTTCGGCAGATATTAATAGAAGTCGATATTTCTCTTCAGTTTTAGCTTCATTTAGAAATGAGCCAAATTCTTTTAGACTCTTCATCAGATTTTACTTTGACACTCCGATATTGTACTTAGCTACTAACTTCCATTCATCTTTCTCTTTATGAGGTAAGACTTTAATTTGACTCATTGGAGCCAAGGGAGTTGCTGCTTGTTCTGGTTTAACAATCTTTAGTAATTTCCACTCTTCTAGTAACCTAGCGATTGCATTTCTTCTTGCTAAATCATTTTCTGAAATTGATGAATCTTTGCCGTCTAATGCAAATAGTTCTTTAAAGTGTACTAGATAGTACTTACTTCTCTTATGTAGTATATGACATGATTGATAGAGAGTTCTATCTTTTCTTGAAGCTACACCGATTCTTGTTAATGTTTCTCTTATTTTAAGAAAGTCATCATTTTCATTGAATGAAATTTCTAACATATTTTCTATGTCATAACTCATCTCACACCACCTTTATTCATTCGTAATTTTAGAATCCCGATTTCTCTTGTTGTTAATATCCTTAGATATTCTTCAGCTTTCTCTCGGGAAACTACATAGTATTCCATAACGATACTCAAATCGTCAGCTAATTGAGGTTTAGACCATTTGGCAAACCTTTTTCTCTTTCTAATACTATTTAGTAAATAATGATATTGTAGTTTATGAGATATGTCGAAATGTTTGTTCATTTCATTCGCGTACAGTACACAATCTTGATGATACGATAGAGAACGATTCACTATGAAAGGAGCATAGTCCTTCTCATTGAGTTCATTCATGATATCTTTTTTCGTATACGTTACTGAATTTACATAATCAAATGGATTCATTTAGTCTTCCCAAGGAAATACAATCCATGAACCGTCATGTAGATTTGAGTATACTATATCTTTAGCATTTGTTTTACCGAATAGACAATAACCTAATACATTTGGTGGTGTATCGTATCGACTTGAATCCATCGGACTTGATGATTTTACGAAATCGATAACAGAATTCATTGTATGTCCACTATCGTATATATCATCAACAATCAATATTGTCGATTCATTCACAAACGATTTGTCTGTCATTACATTATGAATCCAATAAGGTTTTTTGTCATCACCGTCTCTAGTCTGAAATCCAATGATTGACATTGGTACATTTCTTACATTTGATATGTGTGATGCCATACCAAGACTTCCACGATAGATACCAATAACATGATCACATTTAATCCAATCAGTTGCCTTTATATCTTTTACATAATCAGACCATTCATAATATATCTTCTCATTCTTAGTCTTCATAGTATTCACCACTTAGTTTTATTTTTATTGTTTCTAGTAAATCTAGTAACGCGTCTTTTTCGTCTAAGTCTTCGTTAGTGTCTACTTCTAGTTCTATTTTTATTTTCATACGTCTAATATTCCTGGCCAATGTTCTGGAACTTTGGCAGGTGCTCTCTGTCTTGATAACCAGTTCTTTAAGAACTCGTCATAGTTTGTTACTGAACCAAGACCTGTATTATCTACAGGATTCTCAATTCTCCTTTGTAATTCTGTCATGAAATTACCTACTGTATTAGTCACCCAAAACCATGGAGCTAAATGTTTCCCAGCAATTCCTGTATCTGTTTCTTTCCAGAACCTTCTGTCACCAGAAGTATTCTCTACTGACCATTTTGTTGAATCATTGATCAACTGCATCGGACTATTGATTCCAAAGTCTCTAAATGTCTTACCATCAATATCAAATAATTCGTTGATGATTGGTAATAATTGTTCATGATGAATTTGTGATAGACCTCTCTTAGACCTGTTCACAACATCTACATCAATTGCTTTGAAGTTCTTGTCTCTGTATCTTGAATAAAACCAAGATGATGCATGTGAAGAAGAATCATAAGAAAGATTTTCTATGAAACTAAAATAATCAGGAGATAGATAAAACGGAGACAATGCTTCGTGATTACCTACACCTAATAAATGTACATTATTTTTAATGACATCTGGTATTTCATATTCTTTCATTGCGTAAATCATTTCACATCTATGTGCGAATGAGTTACCATTACATAATGAACTTGGAGCTACTCCACATACAAACATATCGATTTCATCATCTGACAAACCGTTACATATCAACTCAATGTATTCTTTATAAGTTTCTACTGTTTGACCTTGTGATATTAACATCATCTTTGCTTTAGAGTCACACTCTTTAAAGACTTCTATTTGTCTTTTACAGTTCTCTAATGTTGCAAGAGCTGATCTTTTAATATCACTTCTGTCAAATCTTCTACCGTTAAGAGTTGCTTTCATATTGTTACCACCGACCATTGATAAATCAAACTCAATCGGTATCTCATCAAATATCATTGCTACATCACAATATTTTGCTTGATGATAATAAACTTTATCTTTTAGTTCATCAGTTATTCCTTTTGATGTTCGAGCCATTTGTAATCCACCTGAATCAGCAAATAGTCTATGCCAAGAATCTGGCATTGTATCTGTCATAGTCACACCGTGTTTTCTTTCTTGATGTGCATTATAGAGTAATGATAAATTCTGATTGTCATGCTTAGCATCTAAGTCAACAATCTTCTGATTCATGTGGTTAATATATGGTGCAGCTACTGTTTCATTATAATATAAATCATCAATTCCCATTGTCAATCCTGACACTACATATTCGAAATTCATCTGTTTGCTAGACTCATAAATTCACTTCTTACTGAAGATTTATCGAAGAAGAATCCACCTAACTTAGATGTAGTCATTCCTGATGATTGATCACCGATACCTCTTGACTTGACACAAAGATGTTCTGCTTGTATAAGAACAGCAATGTTATCTGTATTCAAGATGTGTTTAAGTGCATAGAATATTTGTTCAGTCAATCTTTCTTGTACTTGTGGTCTTCGAGCAAAGAAGTTTACAATTCTATTTAGTTTAGAAAGTCCAACAACTTTATCATTTGGTATGTAAGCTATTTGTGCAAACCCGTTAAAGTTTACAAAGTGATGTTCACACATTGAATGGAAAGTAATGTCTTTCTGGACGACCATTTGGTCATATCCCATTTTGTTATCAAAGACCGAAACCTTTGGAAACTCGTTATAAGATAAACCTGAACATAGTTCTGATACATACATCTTAGCTACTCTGTCTGCTGTTCCTGATATTGAATCGTCTTCTCTATCAAGACCTAAGACATCAATAACAATTTCCATGTTCTCTCTGATAAGGTCGATCTTTTCTTCTTTGTTGAGATTACTCTCAACGATAGGTGTTTCAACACCATTCTCAATTAGATATTCTTGTACTTGTCTACCAAGTTTTCTATCTGTTTTCATAATATATTTCTCCAATGTATATATCTATTATATAATAGAATCCAGTTTCCGTCAACCGAAATAATAAGGATTCTCTTTTGTTTCAAACCTTTTCATAGGTTCGAGTTCACTTCTTCGAATGTCCATTAGATACTGAACTCCTGATTCAGTTTCTAATGAGTTATCGAATTCTGTTGACGAGATATTCAAATCGTCATCAAAAAATAATGGACTAATTTCATTTCTGAATAGAGTCAATGCTCCAGGTCCGTATTCGTATCTTGCACAACTAAATGTACCGTCAATGTTATTTAGGTCACCACCTAAGATGAAATGTCTATGTAGTAATCCTGTGTCCCAATTAAGTAATCCGTACTTTCTTTTCCAATCAGTTACTTGGTAGTCTTTAATGATACCATTGTGCCATAGTAAGTCACCTACAATTTCAGACGGATGAATGTCTGATTTATTATCTGTAGTCGGTGCTTGTACATGACCGAGATAATATGTTGTCCAATGAGACTTATCGTCTTCTGTAAATTCATCTACAATCTGTGAATTGAATAATCCGTGTTTCTTAGATGTCATTACATGTTTTGTAAGTGATAAATTATCATAGTTCTCAAAGTTACTTGTTGTAAACATTGATACTGAATGAGATGCTTTACCTCTGTATTGATTTAGTTCTGCTAATTCTAAGAACTTTTCTTTGTCTTTACTTCCAAATATTGCACACATATTATACTCTCCAGTCTATATCAATATCATATGGAATAGGATCCTTTCTACCAACTTTCATAAAGTTCATTATCCTCTCTGCACATGATGGACACTTACCACAAGATACTACACCTTGAGGATTATAACATGTCAATGTATGTTTAAGTAAATCAAACTTACCTAGTTTAATAGCAACATCAATTTCATCTGCTTTTGACATCTGACTAAATGGTGCTAGTATTTCTACTGCATGTTGTCTATTTTGTCCTGCAACTACATTCATTGAGTCTACAAACTTTTGTGTCGTATCCCAATATCCGTATTCATCATGAACTTGTAAACCTGTATATACTTTATTACAACCTTGTACTTCAGCATGAGACAATGACAATGATAGTAAAATCATGTTTCTGAAAGGTACATAAGTAACTGGTTGAGGATCACCTAAGACCTCTTTGATGTTAGGCATCTCTATATCTGTATCTGATATGTTTGCTGACATTGGTCGAGCTATCTCACCAAGAACTGATAAGTCAAGAACTGTATGTTCTACTTTCAACTCTTTACATAATGAAGATGCTTTCTCAATCTCTAATTTCTGTTTTTGATTATAATCAAAAGTTACTGCATGTACATTCTCTGACCCATATTGATCACACAACATCATTGTCACTACTGACGAATCTAATCCACCACTTAATACTACTAATACTTTATCCATTCTATACTCCTATTAAATTTCCCCACAAGTAAGTATGAACTCTCGCACTTACATTGTATCCACGAAGATAAGCTTCTCTTGCTACATCACCGTCTAATAATTTTTGACCTTCTACAGTTGCTCCAACAGGCATAATCCATATTGGCCAATGTACTCCATGGTCTCTGAAAGCTTCTATAGCTTCCTCTAATTCTTTCCAACATGCATCTGTACCGTTCACAACAAACTTTAGTTGTCCTGAATCTGTCATCATTGCATAGTCTTTAACAATCTCTGGTCTGATTGCTCTTTTGTTTGTTTCACCAGCTACATTCCATAATTTCGGACTACATGAAATGAAACATTCTCCACCCCATCTGTCACGATAATCTTGATAGAAGTTAAGAGTTTCGTTTCTAAGTAATTGTGTACCATTAGTCTCATAAGTAACAAACTTTGGAAAGTCTCTCTCATTAATATATCGTTCCATGATTTCAACTGTACATTGTTGAGCATGTTTCATCATTGGTTCACCACCTGTAAAACACATGTGTCTCTCTAACCATTTACCGTCATTGTATTGATTTGTAAATGATTCTCTGACCTTATCAGCAATCATTTCTGAAGTACCTTTGTGTTGTAAGTGTTTAAACTTCTTAGACCATGAGTAAGAACTGTCACAACCGTATTCCCATACCGGTAGGTCTTCCATTCTGTTCACTTCAATTAAATCAAAGTCTTTGTATGGTAGTTTATATGTCTCTGGTTTAGTCGGATCATCTTGTCCGAATCCATTACATTGTAAGTTACATAGAAAGAAACGTAACCAAGCAGTTGGTCTACCTGTATAGTGTCCTTCACCTTGAATTGAATCAAAGATTTCTGAGTATGCGTATTCTTTTTCAATCATAATTCTTCTTTAAGTTGTTTTACCCAATCCATTATTCTCCATGGAGATTTAGTTGGTTCGTTGTCTTCGTCTATCGCCATACCATAAAATGTATTGTCATTAACTAAACCATTTGATTCTTCGAAGTTGAATCCATCTGTACTTGTATATCCGATAACTCTTCCACCAGCTTCTAATACAGGTCTTGCTAATAACCCTAAACCGTCAACGAAGTTTTTACCGTAACCGACTTGATCACCAAGACCATAGATAGCAACTGTTTGTCCTGTAAAGTCAATCTCTTTAAATGAATTATAGAAGTCATTCCAATCATCACTCATTTCACCGTCAAACCATGTTGGAGCACCCAATATTAATAAGTCTGCTTTCCAATCTGTTTCTTCTGTTTCATCAACTTTAATCAAGTGATGAATCTCTGGATTTAAATGTCTGATTATATCCTCACCTATTTGATGAGTAAATCCTGTTTCAGTTCCATAAATTAGTTTGACAATCACTTCTACATATCTCCGTATACTGCTGCGTTACTTCCATGTTCAAATACTTTAACAGATTTAACTCTGACTCTGTCATCTTGAAACATGTCTACACAAAAGTCATAGACTTCTCTTGAGAAAGCTTCACAACCTACATGAGGCATTTCAATCAGTCTTATAAGACCTTTACTTTCTAATTCTCTGAACGATTCAATCTCTGGATCATCTATTGATACAACTGTTGTATGATCAAAGGTATCTTTAAGAAATCCTTTTAACACACCTAAGTCACCAAAATCTATAACCCAATTTCTTTCATCTAATGTTTCTGATTCGAATGTTATTTCAAACCCTAAAGCATAACCATGAATAAGTCTACAATGACTTGTTGCTTTGTACTGTCTAAAAGCACAAGAATGTCCTGTACTATTACCGTATGTTTTTACTACTTGATATTTCAATTTAGTTTACACTCCATCATTAATTCTGTCATACATGCTACCATGTTAACTTCTTGATCTGCAACAAATGCACTCTTGTAAGTATAGTCACTCAATATAATAATTGCTTGTGGTATACTTGAGTTTTCCATTCGTGTAAACAGACTATCGTATATTTTTCTGTATATTGCTTGAGGATCATTATGTATATTCATAGCAACCCACTTTCTCATTTTTGAGAACTCTTTGTCTCTAATGAACCCGATAACTTCATTAAGATTTTCATCATCAAGATTCGCCAAGACACCACTGTCAATCTTACCTGATGTTGAATACTTTTGTAGTTCATTTAAGATTCTACGAAAGTCTGGAAAGAACTTATTGATCAACTCTGCTACAACTTGTTCGTTGTATTCAACATTTTCTGTTTTTAGAATTGTATTTATTCTCTGAAAGATACCACTAGCCATCTGTGGTTTCTGTTGTGATTCTATTGTGAAGTCAACAACACTACATCTTGAATGTAATGGTGATATTATTCTGTTCTTGTAATTACAAGTAAATATGAATCTACAGTTTCTAGAGAACTCTTCTATGAATCCTCTTAGTGCTGGTTGTGTTGATTGTGGATTAAGATAATCTGCTTCATCTAGAATAACTATCTTCGGTCCACCACTCAATGAAACAGTAGAAGCAAAAGATTTAATCTTGACTCTTAGAGTATCAATGTTTCTTTCTTCAGAACCATTAATCATCACGAAGTCTGCATCTAGTTCATTACATAGTGCTTTTGCAACTGTAGTTTTACCTACACCTGCAGTACCACATAATAGTAGATTCGGAATCTCTTTGTTATCTACGAAATCTTGAAATATCTTTTTTGTTTCTACTGGTAGAATACAATCTGATATAGTTCGAGGACGGTATTTTTCAACCCATAAAAAATCTTCTTTCATTACTAAGCTTCATTGTAAGATGAATCAGGTTCCAATGCAATAAAGTATTCTACTGCTAAGTTCCTGTTAGTAAAGTGAGCTATTCCTTTTGATGATACAAATACTGTATAGTCTCCACTAAGAATTTTGATATTATCCATTCTTAAAAACATTTCGTATGTTGAACCGTTACCTTGAGCAACTGTTCTACTGTATACATTTGAAGTAGCATTCTTTTTATCTTTTACAGTTAACTGAACTGTTATTCCGTCACTTGACAATACCATGTCTGGTAAAGACAATACTGATGAAGCTTTCAATAAACTTCCTAGTACATCTTTATCTAAGTCAAAACTGACTTCTGCTTCTGGCATTGTAATATCTTTTTGTGGTGATATAACCATTTGAGGGTCTGCATAGAAATACTTAACTGTATTATCTCCCTCTGTCACATCAACTGATTCACCATTGAATGCAAAGTCTGGTGCATCAAATAATGATACAGCTCCTAAGTACTCTGATAAGTCATAGATTGAATGTTCAGTTTCGAATGTTTCGTCTACTACTGCTTTTGCAAAGATATTCTTCATTGCAGATACAGTTGTTATTTCATTCCCAGCCTTAACTGTTATACCGGAATTGATTGTTGAAAAATTATTCAACAGGTTTAGTGTGTTGTCACTTAGTTTCATTTGATTCACTTTCTCCATTATTTAAATCATGCACATGTAGTGCTATTATACCATAATGTAATACCTTCATAAGGTCTTTACGATTATAGCCATCTTTCTTACCGTATCTTTGAGCATACTTGAGAATGTTTCCTATACAGAATCCTTCTCCGTGTCCTCCGTCAACGATAAATTCAGTCGCCTGAAATTTAGTTTTAGCATAGTGTTGGTTGTAAGTAGAATCAATATAGTCTTTCAACTCCTGACTCAACTGACCTTCACTAAACTTGTAATCTATTTCTTTTTTCAAACTCATGTATCTATTATATCAGAGTTATCTGTATTGTCAAGTACTTTCCTATCGTACTTAGTCTTATCTTTTTGTATTTTTGTTTGTGCATGTTTGGGTGTAGTCTTTCTAACTTTTGTTTCAGGTTTTTTCTTACCGAATATTTTTTCCCAGTTATCTGCGTATGTATCTTGATCCGAGTTTCTGATTTTACTACCTTTACCACCATGCCATTGTTTAGATGTCATAAGCAGCTCCGTTCTCGTCATACTTACAAACTTCACACCAATCAAAATCACCGTGATCACAAGTTAGAATCCGTGTGGACTCCTTCTTCTCTTTTGATTCGGTCATAGTTTTAACCCAACCATCAGACGAGTCTTGCCATCTTTTACTATTTGTTGGTGTATTATTTTGCGTCATTGTAATGACTTGTCGTATAAAACAAGGTAAGTTCTTCACCAGACATTATAGGTCTTACAGCGTATAACTCTTTTTGTTCACCTTGATGATGACTGTTATTGATATTAAGAAAACAATTAGGTTCATCAGAATGATTAATGAATCCACCTAAAGGTGTTCTTATCCATTCATGTCTTGATTGTTCAAATATGTGTGTCTCTCCAAGATAAACTCCTGCTTGTATGTCTACAAGTGCATGTAGTCCCAATCCTTCAATCTCTGATTCTCTAATCGTTAGACAATCTATTAAAGGTCTATAATGATGTGGTTTAAATTCCATTTTGGTACCATGTTGGTGTTGGTCTTTTCTTCCAACTACTAAAGTGACTTTTCTCACCTAAGTAATATTTTCTATATGCTTCAACTGTATCCAGACATTTATATTCGTCTGGCATACATTGAGGCGGTTCTGTAAATCGTGTATTCATCATAGGAATGTGAAGAGGCATTTCTCTTAACACTTCTCTTAATTGTAAATCGGTTGCATGAGCTTTGTCATATCTATATGTGTATTCATCACACAACGCTTCAAACAAATCAAATAACCATGTATAGTTATATACATTCTCTCTGACCCATTTTGTACTTGGATGATTCTTATGAGCT